CATGCAAACTGATGTTGTCTATAACGCTAAAGAGATTGTAAAAGCGTTGAATCAACTTGAACCTGGCATGAAGAACGCTATGGTCAAGGAGATGCGTCAAGTTGCTGCTCCTGCTATTAGTGCTATCAAGGGTGTTATTCCTAAAACTAACCCGTTTATTTCTTCTGTTCGACCTGTTGCTAATACTGAAGGTCGTTTGGGTTGGGGTGTGAAAGTTAAGCCTGATACTGTCAAGCCTAGTTTTACGACTAAGGCTTCTAAGAAAACTGCTGTCACTTCTTTGGTTCGTATTGTTGTTTCTAGCCCTGCGACTGCTCTCGCTGATGTTGCTGGTAAGGGTTCTGGTGCTGTTTTGAATCCTGTTACTAAGGCTTATGCCTATAAGGGTCGTACGAGAACTCACCGCACTACTACTCAAGGTCAAAAGATGATCAAACATTTGAAGTCTAAGAGTGCCAGTAATTTTGTTTATCCTTCAGTTGAGAAGATTCTACCGATGGTAAAGCTGGAGATAAAATTGATTCTTGAGAAGTATGCAGCCAAAGTGAACAGGAAACTTAACTAATGTCCGTAATAATCAATCTCTTATCTAAGTTTGATGATTCGGGTATTAAGAAGGCTCAGTCAGGGTTCAAGGGGCTTGGCAAGGTTATTGGTGCTGTTGGTATTGGTTTAGGTGCGCAACAGCTTGTTGAAGCTGCTAAGGCTGCTTCTGCCGATGCTAAGTCTCAACTTTTGTTGACTTCTCAATTAAAGCGTTCAACTCATGCGACTGACGCTCAGATTGCTTCTAACGAAAGTTACATTCAGACTCTTTCTAATCAACTGGGTATTGTTGACGATGATTTGCGCCCTGCGATGTCTCGTTTTGCTCGTGTGACTGGGGATGTGCAGAAGGCTCAAGAATTGTTGCAGATCTCTCTTGATGCCAGTGCTGGTTCCGGTTTAAGCCAGGAGAAAGTTGCTAAGGCTGTCGCTCAAGCGTATGCAGGTAATACTGCCGCTTTGAAACGTATGTTCCCTGAGTTGAAAAACAGTAAAGATGTTCTTGGTGATTTGTCAACTGAGTTCTCTGGTTTCGCTGCTAAGAAGGCTGACCCTTTCGCTAAGTTCAACGTTTCTATGGATAACTTCAAGGAGCAGGTTGGTTCGTTTATTTTGCCGATGCTAACTCAACTGATGCAGTTGTTTATGATGCCTGGTATAAAGGAAACTGCTTTGGCTGTTGGTGCGCTCGTTTTGGCGTTCAAGGCTTTTGCAGCTATTTCTACTGTTGTTGAAGTTGCTTTAGGTATCTTGAATAGCGAACTTATTATTATGGATGGTGCTTTGACTGCTATGGGTTGGGGTTTGATTGTTATCGCGATTGCTGCGGTTGCTGCCGGCATAACTTACTTGGCCACTCAAACAACATTCTTTCAAGATGTTTGGACTGCACTTGTTCAAGCGTTTAACACTGGTATTACTTGGATGGCTGGTGCATGGAAAACAGTTTCAGATGCGTTTGGTGTTGCCTTCGCGTTTATAGGTAACGTTTTCAAGGGTTATGTCAACTTTTGGATCAGCATGTTTGAAGGTTTTATCAACGGTGTTTTGCATGGTGTAAACATGATGGTTGGCGGTTTGAACACGATGCTTGATGGTGTGAAGGCTGTTACTTTTGGTGGCGTGAATCTGCATGTGAATCCGATTCCTGATGTCAAGTTACCTAAGTTGGCTAAGGGTGGAATTGTTATGCCTTCTGCAGGGGGAACTAATGTGACTGTGGGTGAAGGTGGCCGACCTGAAGCAATCATTCCTTTAGGTGGAAATAATGGTTTCGGAAACACAGTAAATGTTTATGTGCAGTCTGCTGATCCGCAATCTGTGATTGATGCTATTGGGCGTTATGTTAAAAATAATGGCAAAGTTCCGGCATCCGTGGTTAAGGGTTTTAGCAGATAATGGCTGTTCCTAACTACAACATATACATTAGTTTTGGTGCAGGAAGTTCTGTTGATGTTACTTCCTATGCTGGTTCTATAAGTATTAGTCGTGGTGGAAGCCGCGTTTTTGAGGATGTGCAGGCTGGCACAATAAGCATTAGTTTCAATAACTTTGACCGCACTTTTGACCCATTCAATACGAGCTCTATTTTGTGGGATTCCACTAACGGATATTCCAGGGTGCAACCTAACGCCAAAGTTCGTGTATACGCAAATAACAGTTACATTATTTATACAGGCTGGGTAAACAACTGGAGTTTCACTAATGATGAGAAGGGACTTAATCCGCAGGCTTCTCTTTCGGCAACTGATGGTTTAGGTATTTTAGGTAATGCTACCTTTAACCCTGCTTTAGTGACTACTTCTAACACAGCAACTTTCGCTACCCCTCGTGTTGCTGCTGCTACTGCTGCTTGGGGTGGAACAGCGATTTCTGTTAGCTATTACACAGGCAAAACGCCTTTAACTCCAGATTTATTTAGTCCTTCTACAACTGTTTTGTCTTATTTGCAGAATGTTGCTCGAACTGAGCCTTTCAACTTCTTTGGCACTACTGATGGTAATGCGAAGATAACTGATCGCACTTTGACTACTGGAGTTTATACTTTGGGAACGCCTGTTTTCAATTATCACAGGACTGCTGGTTGGTATAACGGAACTGCAACTGACATGTCTAACTGGAATTATGGAGGAACTGTTCCTGGTTGGGGTGGAAGCGTTGTAACTAGTGCTCAATTCCCTGGAGAGTATTTGGTTGCTTCTTCAAACACTAGTGGTGGTGGTGTTGACCTTATAGATTATTTTGAGAATGATGCCACTAAATATAAGTCTAATCAGGCTTATTCAGTTTCATTCTGGACTAACCTAACTGATGGTTTTGCTCAAGTTTTTCTAAAGTATGTTTACACAAATACCTCTGGAACGAGTGGTCCAAAGGTTACTGGTTCGACTGCTTTTACTTTTCCTAATGGTAGTTGGAATCAAGTCAAAATTGAGAATGTGACAACTTCTTTAGTCACTAATGCTTTAGAACTTTATGTTTCAAGTAACATGGCTAACTTTCAAATAAAAGATTTGATGATTACTCCTGCCTCTACTGTGCCAGCAGTTTATTTTGATGGTGAACGCTATCAGCAAGCAAGCGACTATCTAAACGACCAGATTTATGTAAATACTGGCTGGACTGGAACGGAACGCCTAGGAAATAGCGTGTATTTATCTAAGACTGCTACTGGTGGAACAGCTGCATTACCGAACTATGAAGTATTTGGGGATGCTTATGGAACAGCAGTGGTTGGAACTGCTATTCCTATCTCTGATTTGCAGGTCGCTTACACGACAGATCAGTTCTACAATCAGGCTAGCGTTGTTCGTGCCTCTGGTGGAACAGCAGTTAAGAATAATACTGTTTCTCAAGCCTTGTATGGTATTCGCTCATATAGTCAAACCGATTCCCTTAGCATTAGCCCTGCCCGTTCAACTGCCTTTGCCAATGAGGTTATTGGCCAGTTTGGAATCCCTGACTATGTTTTAACTCAGGTTGATGTTCAATTAGAAGCTCTATCTTCTGCCTATCAGAACAGAGTTTTGAACTTAGAGTTGTTTGATATTGTGCGTGTTATTTATAGGCCTTATGGTGGTGGCTCAAACATTGACCGAACCTATCAAATTATTGGTATTCAACACAATGTCACTGTCGAATCACATGTTATTTCTTTCGGTTTGGCTTCTCTAAACTCTGGTTTATTCTTAGGCTCTAGTTATCTAGGTGTCTTAGATACTCAGAAGGTTGTCTAGAATGCTAGTAAACTAAGGATTTAGGAGAACTTTTATGACTTTAAAAACTTGGGCTATCGGTGATGTGCTGACTGCTGCCGATTTGAACACTTATGTATCTCAACAGGTTGTAGGTATCTTTGGTTCTTCAGCGATTCGTGCCACAGCTATTGCGACTGCTGTAAATGGGCAGGTCTCTTATCTGACTGATAAAGATCACATGGAGCATTATGACGGTGCAATTTGGCAGCCACAACCTTCTGCAATGTATGTATTCCAGGTGACTGGCCCGAGCACTGCTATTGCTGCTGGTTCTTCTGCTTTGGTTAGCGTTGTTTTGCCTGTTTCGCGTTTTACTACTGCCCCGATTATTGCTGGTTTGGCCACTACTGGAGCATATTTGACTCCTGTGGTAAACGCTGTAACTACTGGAACCGCGACTATTGCTTTAGTCAATAATGGTGCGGTGTCTCAGCCTGCGACTCAAACTTTGACTGGTGTTGCCTTTATGATGTCCACTGGAACTGCGACAGGATAATAAAATGTTAAGCTGTAAAACTGCGACTTGCCCTGTAAAAGATG